GTTTTCTTAGGTCTTCCTATAGGTTTCTTCTTAGGGGCTTCCTTAGGGGTACTAAGGACTTCCTCCTTAGGGGTACTAAGGACTTCCTTAGGGTCTTCCTTAGAGGTACTAAAGGGTGTCTTCAAAGGTTATCCTCCTTAGGGGGCCTTCTTAAGAAGTACTAAGTGTCTTCTTAAGTATTGACAAAGTTGTTAAAGTGGTAAGTTTTCCTTAAGGGCTGCTTAGTTTTACCTAAGTAGTCCTAAGTAGTGTTACCTATGGTTCTTATTATATCATGGATTATATCAAAAGTCAATACCCTAAGGGCTACTTTAGTGTAATTCCCTATAGAATACTAAGGATGCCCGAGGTGTCCCTATTTGTCAAGTGTTTTCTTTAGTAATTCCTTAGTTTTTTCTTAAGACAACCCTTTGATTTCTCTAAAGTTTCACCTAAGGGTCCAAGGTGTTACTAAAGGTAACATTTAAAGGGGTTTCCTCCAGTTTTCCTCTTGTAAATCTATGGGCCTACCCCTAAGTATAACCAAAGTCAACCCCTCCCCCGGCCCCCTCGGGCCTCTCTGGTGGCCCAAAGTGCCCTACCACAGGCCCCCGATGTTGTCAACCCCTGAGTACTTGAGAAATACTCATGATGCCCCGGAACAACTTGAGAAATACTCAAGTGACACCAAGGACCATCTATGGTAGGCCCCACTTGAGTAGAATTCATGAGGAATCTAGGGAACTTGAGAAATACTCAAGGGTCTGAGGTTGACAAGTGGGGGTGCTTTGGGGTACCACTAGGGATAACCTAAGAGATCTAAAGATATCCACGGTTATAACTAAACGGTATTGGAATCAATGGGTTATCTATGGTAGTACATGGGCACCGCTTAGGGATTGCCTATAGTAAAGAGCACCAATAACCCTATGGAATAACCAAGGGGTTTCTTATGCCAAACCTACCCGACGAACGGTAGTTTACAAACCCCTAAGTATTTGAGAACATAGCACCACGTTAAACCAATAACCAAATGGAGCAAGGAAATGGAAGTATCAGCAATCAGCAAGGGAACTAAAGAGCAGATACTCGTAGATGGCGAAGTTTTCCTCAAGTCGGTAGCGGTTGGCCGCTGGAATTACATTGTCAGAATCAGCTACACAGACACAAACGGTAATCACAAAGAATTCGACGGAAAATCAGCCACAAAAGAAAACGCTGAGAAATGGCAGCCGTGGGAGCTGGGCGAAAACTATCTCGAAGTCCCCGAGCATTTAAAAGGTAAAGGATCATGGAGGGCGGCCACACGCACAAGGCGCAGACGTTACTTTGTACCCTACACTAACATCAAGCGCGAAGTTGTAGAAGTAAGCAGGGAGGGGTAAGCCGACGAAACCTTGGCGATACATAACGAGCCACAACGTAACGCCAAGGATACATAAGAGAAACATTTGACAACCGGGGCCTATGGTTTACAATGGGCCCCTAAACCACTGAGGAATAACCAATGATTAAACTATCGAAAGCATCTAAAATGCCATGCCGATCATGGTCACTTGAGGCACTCAAGACTTGCCCCGGATCTATAGACTCATCTGGTGATCTTGTAGACGCTTGTAAGGGATGTTACGCGACTACGGGAAACTATAGATTCCCTAACGTAAAGGCACCTCGGGAGCACAATAAAGAAGACTGGAAGCGCTCTGAATGGTCTGAGGAGATGATCAAAGAATTAGATAACGATAGATATTTCAGGTGGTTTGATTCGGGTGATCTCTATAGCTTAGGGTTGGCAACTAAAATCCTAGAAGTGGCCAAAGCAACTCCATGGTGTAACCATTGGATACCCACTAGGATGCACAAATTTTCCAAGTTTCATGAGGTTTTGAGCGAATTAGAGGCGCTCCCCAATGTAGTGATCCGGCGATCCTCTGATAGTGTCACAGGGGGCACAGTAGAAGGCGCCTATACCAGTACTATAGTGCCAGACGATTCTATGGCTCCTAAAGGCTCCGAGGTTTGTAAAGCCTACACAAGGGAAGGCAAATGCGGAGACTGTAGGGCTTGCTGGTCTAAAGAAGTTTCTATAGTGGCGTACGTTGCACATGGGCGTAGCATGTCTAAAGTTCTAAAGGACAAAGGAATTATAGCAAAGAGTTCTTAAAACTCCCTAAGAACCTATTAACAACCGGGTCCTATGGTTTACAATGGGCCAAGGAATCACTAAGGAATAACCAATGGACACCTTTGACTACTTAGACCCAGAAACAGACGACATGCACACCATAACCTATGAATGGGCACGCTATAGAGACGAGCGCGGCGCGGTGTATCTTGTGGACATAGTGCAACCCGATTGGGTCTGGGATTCCAAAGATAAACGATTGAAGATTGAAGGGCTTATCATAGAGTCCCTAACATACGACCACGGCACACCATAGAGGAGCCTAAAGAATGGCCTTACTAGCATACTTATTGACGATTTACAGACTAAGGCGTTTTGAGGAGTCACCCTTTGATCCTCAATATGTTGACCTTAGACTTGAAGCAGACTTTGAAAGCCTAAAGGATCATATGCGTACTTTGTACCTTAGAACAGCACTCGTATGGGCTCCTCTAATGGTTTTAGAAGTTACCCTATGGGTTACTATAGGGGAGGGTCTCTAAATGGCCTACCGAGCCCTCAGGGAAGCCGGGGAAGCCTTAGAACGTTTAGAATCCATAAATGCCCCCCTCGAAGATCTTAGAAGAGCTGAAGATCTTTATGTTTTACTCTTAGACTGTCACGGGCTCTTAGGGTACTATGAACAAAAATACCCTTGGACTACTCAGGAGACTTAGACAGTTATGGGGTGGAATAGAAAACAGGGTGACTCTAAAAGAGCCCCCAAAAGGAATCTAGTGGCCAAGTACGCTAGGGAATTTAACCACAGTAACACTTTTGAGGACCGTAAAAGGAAGTCTAAAAGAGGTTACCGTAAACACAAAGGGGCCCCCTTGGGGGTCTAGAGGAGTATTAAGAAATGAATATACTTGATAACGCTAAGGTCTTTGAGGGCGCTGTGGTCTTTGGGAACGCTAGGGTCTTTGGGAACGCTAGGATCTATGGAAACGCTCAGGTCTATGGGAACGCTTGGGTTTCTCAGAACGCTCAGGTCTCTGGGGACGCTAGGGTCTATGGGGACGCTAGGGTCTATGGGGACGCTTGGATCTATGGGGACGCTAAGGTCTCTGGGAACGCTAGGGTCTTTGAGGACGCTGAGGTCTCTGGGAACGCTCAGGTCTCTGGGGACGCTCAGGTCTCTGGGAACGCTTTGGTCTCTAAGAACGCTAAGGTCTATGGGGACGCTAAGGTCTCTCAGAACGCTCAGGTCTTTGGGAACGCTGTGGTCTCTGGGTACGCTGAGGTCTATGGGCACGCTCAGGTCTCTGGGCACGCTCAGGTCTCTGGGGACGCTGTGGTCTCTGGGGACGCTGTGGTCTCTGGGGACGCTGAGGTCTCCGAGTGTTTAAGCCAAGGGTCTATAGTGGGATCTATGGTATGGGATAGGGATTTACCTCAAGTTAAGAGATCCGATGGTTATGTTTTCACCTATTGCCGCTGCTCAGACGATATTTTTAGAGTGTCCGCCGGGTGTCGGTATTTCACCCTTGAGGAAGCAAGGGACCACTGGACAAACACAAGAGGAGGCACTAGGCTAGGCGATGAAACCTTAGCAATTTTGGATTTCCTAGAATCACAAGTCCCCAGCTATTACACTTTAGGAGTACTAAAGAAATGAGATGCAAAGCTTGTAACGCACTAATGACCGATGCAGATTGCCGTAGGAAAGACAAAGAGACAGGGGAGTATCTAGACCTTTGCGGAGCCTGCTTCTATGCCTCAGAGGACGCCATTCACGGCTTCTATGGGTCTATGGAAGTACCACTAGGCCCACTAGACTTGGACCCTTGGGTCACTGAGGAGGACTAAGAATACCATAGGGATATTCCAAAGTATTCTAAGAAATCTTTAGGATACTATGGAATCCTAGGAAAACTCTGGTATAATATCCTTAAGAGTTATTAAGAAAGACACTTAAGTTTTTAAAGGGTTTAAGATTTAAAGGTTATACTTAGTATCCACTTAGGTTATACTAAGGGGGTCCTAAGTATAACCTAGGGGGTTACTATGAATATCTTTTATATTAACGAGTGTGCTACTAAAGCCGCCCAGATGCAATGTAATAAACATGTGGTAAAAATGATCTTGGAGTCTGCCCAGATGTTGTGTACTGTTCACCATGAACTAGGGAATCCTGACGTGCCCTATAAGGCTACCCATAAGAACCATCCGAGCACCGTGTGGGCACGTAGCAACGCAAAGCACTACAGATGGCTATATAGTCACTTTAAAGCCCTTGCGGACGAGTATACCTTGAGGTACGGTAAGACTCACCTAACATGGACTAAATGCTTTGAGGTCCTTAAAGAGCCCCCTAGTAGCCTTAAGGACACTGTTTGGTCTGACCCACCACAGTGCATGCCGGATGAGTGCAAGAGAGATACAGCACTTGAGGGTTACCTTGAGTATTACTTCAACTATAAACCAAAAGTTATTGACATGAGATGGCCGGAGGGCCGAGGAGTTTAGAATATGAAAGAGATTAAAAAGACTATTAAGAAAACAGTAGGACTTGAGCTGTCCCTGATGGAGTTTATGGAGTGCCAAGATTGTTTTGATTCTTTTGAATTCTACGGTGGCCCCGACGCCTCTTTAGTTTTTGTGGAGCAGGAGATTCTAGACGCTCTAACTCCAGAGGTCATTAAGATTCTAAAGGATACTAAGATTAAACTAATGTTGAGTAAAGAGGACAGTTAAATGGTAACTATGGAACAGTTACAAGAACACTTAAACACTAAAAGTCCAGTAGTACGGCATTTTTTAACCCCATTGGGCTATGCCGGTAGTGTTTCCGTACAGGCTTCTACGGGGCATTACTGTACCCCTAAAGAGGACCAAGGCCCTTACAGTGCTGTGGAGGTCGGGTTTCCCTCGGAGGTGCCTACAGAATTCTTAGGTTATGCTGAAGACCCTTACAACCCAACAGATACAGTTTATGGATATGTCCCTGTGGGCCTAGTCCTAAAGTACTTAAACCGAATCGACGCTTACATACCGGAGGACAGTTAAGTTGCCAGTAGAAAACCCATATCAAGAAATATCTAAGGTTTCCCTAGTGGACCTATCCTGTCCCGTGACCCACGGCCCCGAAGGTATCCAATGGTCACCTCAGAGCCCCCGAGAGGTGATCTGTGAGAGGGCCAGAGTGTCTGTACCACCCGAGATAGCCAAGGGTAAATCCGGGGCACTCCTAGACTACTTAGCAGATCATAAGCACTGGAGTCCTTTTGAGATGGTCACCGCTGGATTCCTCATAGAGACCCCTAGGGATATCTCAAGGCAGATCTTAAGGCACCGGAGCCTTCACTTTCAGGAGTTCTCCCAGAGGTACGCAGACCCTCTTAAGGATATGGGCCTATTGTGGGAGCTAAGGCAGGTCAGGACGCAGGACCATAAGAACCGTCAAAATTCCTTTGCAGAGGTCTCTGAGGATGTCCTAGAGCAAGCAGAATCCGCTCAGTGGGATGCTCTAAATTCTTCTGAGTTCGCCTACGGGGTTATGGTTGACCATGGTGTTGCTAAGGAAGTAGCCAGAGTAGTACTTCCAGAAGGCCTTACGATGTCCCGTATGTACGTATCTGGTACACTTAGGTCATGGATACACTTCTGTGATGTCCGGTGTGACCCTAGTACCCAAAGGGAGCACCGAGAAGTTGCTGAGAAGGTACGAGATATCGTATGGGATATTCTAGAGATGTCTAAAGAGGAGGACTAAAGACCCCTAACGATATAACAAAGGAATCTAACGACAGAGGTTGACCTCATGTGTCAACATGTTATACTAAAGGTAACCGCTGATTCCCTAGGGGATCAGTAAACTAAAGAGAAAAGACCATAGGAGAACTTTATGGCAGTAGTACAAGGTGTAGTTAAATTTGGTTCTGTCCTAGAGAAGGACGTTTACATGGGTAAGGAAGGCCCTTTTAAGATAACCCTAGGTGACATTGATCCACAAGCAGCTCAAGCTATGGCTGACAAGGGTATCAATATGACTGATTACGAAGGGTCTGCCCAACGTAAATTCACCAGTAACTACCAGATCCCTGTGATCGACGCTGATGGTAACACGTACACGGGTGATCTGCCTTTCGGTTCCGTGGTACGTATTCAGTACGACGATTCCAAGCCGCCACACCCTGTCCACGGACAGTCCACGTACATCCAAAAGATCCGAGTTTTAGAGGTGGGCGAAGGTAGTTCTGGTCCTCAAGATGACCCGGAGCTATAGGATTGTCCTCGGGTGTTACCTCGGAGCCATGCCCCTCGTGTGGCTCCTCAAACAATCTAAGGCGATGGCCCGATGGTCACGCCTATTGTTTCACCCCTAACTGTAACCATTGGGAGCCCCCTACGGACTCCCCTATGGTTACTAAAGGGGCCATAGAACCTACTAAAGGTGAACCTAAAGTGACTGAAGAAGTAAAGCTAGAGGGTGTCATAAGTGACATCCGGGATAGAGGATTATCTAAGGAGACTTGCTCCAAGTTTGGGGTAACGGTAGTCTACGGGGCTGATGGTTCTATAGATAAACACTATTACCCTCTTTACTCCTCAGACCGACAGCTCCTAAGTGCTAAGATCCGCATCTGTAAAACTAAGGCTTTTCCTCAGGTAGGCACGGAGAACACAAGGGGCGCTAAGAAGCCACTTTGGGGCCAGCATGTCTGTAGAGGCAAAGGTAAGCTCACGGTCACTGAAGGCGAAATAGACGCCATGAGTGTATCAGAAATGTGGGATAACAAGTGGGACGTAGTTTCTCTAGTGGATGGCTCAGGGAGTGCCGCTAGGGACGTTAGGGATAACCTAGACTTCCTAGAGGGCTACGACGAGGTGCGCTTCTGTTTTGATATGGACGAGGCCGGAGACAAAGCTTGGGAAGCCGTTAAGGATATTCTAGAGCCCGGAAAAGCCTTTAGGGTACACTTGCCGCTCAAGGATGCCAATGCCATGCTGGTCTCTAGAAAGCTAAAGGAGTTTCAGAGCTGCTGGTGGAATGCCAAACAGTACACCCCTGACGGTATCGTGAACGCTGCGGACATTTGGGACGACATTGTGGAACGTAGGAGTGCCAAGGGTATTCCGTACCCCTATGGGGGTCTAAATGATATGACCAAAGGTATCCAATCGGGTACTGTAGTCACCCTAACCTCGGGGTCTGGCATGGGTAAGTCCCAGTTCACCCGAGAATTAACCTACTGGCTCTTTAGGGAGACTGAGGACAACATCGGGGTTTTGGCTTTGGAGGAGTCTAAGGCCATTACAGGTCTAGGGATTATGTCTCTAGAAGCTAACCAAAGACTCCACTTAGACGAGGAGATCTCTACGGAGGAGCTAAAGCCCTACTTTGATAAGACATTAGGAACCGGGAGGTTCTATCTCTTTGATCACTTTGGGTCTACGTCCGAAGATAATATCTTGAATCGCATAAGGTTTATGATTAAGGGCTGTGGGTGTACTAAGATCATCTTGGACCACCTAAGTATCGTGGTCTCGGACCAAGAGGGTGGAGACGAGAGAAAGACCATTGACGCCATTATGACTAAACTCCGTATGATCGCTGAGGAGACAGGAGCCTCCATCTTTGTTGTGGTCCACCTTAAGCGGCCAGAGGGTAAGAATCACGAGGAAGGCGCAAGGGTGACTCTGGGGCATCTTAGGGGCTCTGGGTCCATTGCTCAACTAAGTGATCTAGTGGTTGCCTTTGAGCGGAATCAGCAGGCGGAGTCTCTAGAAGAGAGGAACACCACGGCAGTCCGGGTACTTAAGAACCGATGGGTAGGGGAAACTGGAGTGGCCTGCCACTTGTACTATGATTCCCAAAATGGTAGAATGTTTGAAAAGAGCCCTTCGGTGGCTGAGGAGGATTCATTATGAAAGCTTTAATAATCTTAGGTTATTTAGCTCTCTTAGCGTCCTGTGCTTCCACAAAGGACTGTGCTAAGGACCTAACTAAACCCCTTAGCTCATGCCCTGTGACTACCTACAGGGGCCCTCAGGGGCCTTGGATTGAGGTACGCTGCGGTAGTTCAAAGGTAATTGTCCGCAGGGAGAGCTATAGTGGTCTTGAGTGTTACTGCTTAGAAAATAGATTTGATGTAAGATGTAACTAATATAGAGACAGACAGACAACCAAAGAGGACATTATGAAAGCATTTCACAACCAAGAATCAATAAAACAATTCAGGCTCGATCAGGCTGACTTCCACATTGAGCACGACCAACTTCTGGCCGGAACATACGGCGAGGGTGTAGGTCAAAATTTCAAGGGTTGCTCAATTGGTTGTCACTATCGTGGCGATTACAAGAAAGCGGAAGAAGTCGATGGTTTGCCGGAGTGGTACGCCAGACTAGCCTCGGCTATTTTTGAAGGATTGCCAGAATCAAAACTAGCTTGGTGGCATAAGGCGTGGTTCGATGCGGTGCCTGTGGGTTTCTCTGATTTCGACTTAGTAAAAGCAAAGTTTTTGGTTTATCTACTGGAAGAACAACTAGATCTTGTTGAGTCTTTAGACATAGGCGCCGATTTAAAGGATCAAGTCTTAGATGCCATTAAGGGAAGTTTAGACTTTCAAGCGACCGCCGTGGCTAACGGTGGAAGAGTAGACCCAGAGGCAGCATGGGAAGCAGAGGCAGCAGCAAGGGCAGCAGCAAGGGCAGCAGTATGGAAAGCAGAGGCAGCAGCAAGGGGAGCAGCACAGGCAGCAGCATGGGCAGCAGAAGCAGCAAAGGCAGCATGGGGAGCAGCACAGGCAGCAGCATGGGCAGCAGAAGCAGCAAAGGCAGCATGGGGAGCAGCACAGGCAGAAGCATGGGTAGTAGCATGGGCAGTAGCATCCTACACCCGCCAAGCTGAGAAGATCATTAGTTTGTTTGGGGATGATGAAGAATGAAAGATATTGTTTATCTGACCGGTTTTGTTGTGTGGGCTTTACTTTTGTGGCTCCCCATCCCCACCACAGACACTAAAGAGGATAAATAAATGGGTAAGTATAAGTTTAGAGGTTTGAGTATCAGCACGGGTAGGTGGGTCTACGGTAATCTGGTTAGACAAAACAACGGCATCGCCTACATCTTACCAGTTGACAAGGGTTGGTTTAAAGTGGATCAAGTACA